TCGACTGTAGTTAGCACCATATTCTATAGCCAATTCTAAGCTTTCTTCCCTAAAATGTGGTCTTTTCTTTAGGTTTCTTAGCTGAGAACGGCTTAAACGGTGACGCTGCACTACATATTCTGATTCTGACATGTTTCTAGCGTCTGGATCAGGATACATATCCCATATGCTTACATATTCAATCTTTGGTACGGTTTCTATGATAGGATCGTAGTTACCTTCACTATCCCAACGTGGATATTCCTTATCATAGGCAAATGGCCCTTTGATAATACCTGTACCAAACAATGCACACTCAAAAGCAGCAGATCGTAGATGCTTATCGGCGTTGGTTTCTTCCAACTGGTCGTGCATCTTCTTTTCCATCAGTTGTGCAGCACGTTTTGCTGGCTCATACGTGATAGAACCTGGATTAGTCCCTGCACCTGCCTCTAAATCATCTTTAATCGGCTCTAATTTGTCTTGGTATAGCCCTAAGTCTCTTGCAATCTCTGGTCGGACAATATTTCGTGGTACTTTGTACTCAACTTGCGTTTTTTCTTTAACTTTTTCATCTGTAAGAGCATTTGGGTCAAAATGTACGCTATCAGCTACGTTATTTGGGTATCTACGAGCTTCCATACCTATAGGAAACTTAGATCCTGCAAATAAAACGTCTGTCATCTGTGCATATGCAGCTAAAACCTTAGTTTTGGTGATCTTAACGAATGCCTGTGACTTCTCAGTTTCAGTAAACTGTACTTCTGGGCCATAAATGCCTCGGTAATTTCGATAAGAGGACAACCAACGCTCTTCATCTTGCTGCCTATGGTCTTTTGACCTTCGAAACTGTGTAGTGACGTATTGCGATAAACCAGAATACTCTAAGTTCTCCTGCTCTACATCACCGCTTTCATCTAAAGATACTACATTTGTAGCTTCAGTAGTTTCTTCAGGGTCTAAACCAGTAGGTTTGTCCATTAATGCCATGTTTTAATATCCAAATGTTGTATCTGAGGGTTGCCATCGACGTTCAGGAACACCTCGTCCCATGTCGAAAGGAGAAAGAGATCGTGGTCTACTCATTAAACCGTATCTAAGAGAGTCATATGTGTGATCTGATGCATATCTTTGATCAATATCGTCTGATCCTTTAGGGCAGGATGGTATAACGGGTAAATCTGCTATGATTTGTCTACATGTGTTAAAGAAAACGATACCAGGATGTCCTGTTTCTTCGTCTACCTTCAATCTTTCATGTAATTGGTTCTTACCTGCTACTCTAGCACCTGCGCTACGATCACTTGGTCGCCATCTGCAACCCATTGTAATCATTTCTTCTGCAATACTTGGGCCTATCTGCCCTCGGTTATGCCAACAGGAGCTATCAAGTATACCAAACTTAATACTGTCACCCATTTCTGCATCTATAACAGCACGACCTAAGTCTTTGCCAGTATGTTTAGATAGATATAGCTCTCGATAAACAATCAGGGTTTCGAATGCAGGATCAATTGCGTACCAGTGAATTGCACTCCACGAACTATATCCGTAATCCGCTGATCTAAACCGCACCCAGTTATCTGGTATATCAAAGGGTTCGACTACATGTACGGACTGTCTAAACTCAGGAAACGCTGCACCATCTGCAACTGCCCAATCACCTTCTAAAAGCTGTCTGCGCTGGTTCTCTGGTAGAGATAAAAGGTTAGCTTCGTACTGCCCACCTTCCATAAGATACGGATTATCATTAAGAGATGCAGGAATAAACCTACGGCTAAATAATGGTTGTCCTGCCTTCTTATGTCCTTCTGGATATTCTAATGGTTCACCGCTGCTTAAATCTGTTGCAACAAACGCTTGGTTTGCAGGAGCAGGATCAATAAACATCTGCTTAACCCAACCATGCCCAGCGCCTCCAGGGTTTGTAGTTGCCCTCATAAATATAGGTAGGTCTGGATCAGTCGTTCTCAAACGTGAGCGCATATAATCCCAAGCAAATGGTGTTGGGTGCTGCGTTAACTCGTCAAAGGCAATATAACTAAAAGCCAATCCTTGATAACGTCTAACATCATCTTCACGTTCTAAGTAGGTTAACCAAAGCTTTGCACCACTAGGTAATGTCCACTGTGATTTCTTTTCGCCCCACTTAGCTCCTGGAAATGCTTTAGGATATAACTCCTGTGATTTCCAAATTAATTCTCTAAGTTCGTCATTAGTACGACGAAGTATCAGCCCATTAAAGTTAGGGTTATGAAAGTACCGCATAGGATCAGCGAGTAATCCATAGCTCTTACCGCCACCCGCTGCACCGCCATATAGAACCTCTTGTTCAGACGCTGCAAGGAACTCTGTTTGTGGCCCAGGATTAGGTGCAAACACCACTTCCCTTTGTTCAGGTTCTTTCTCATAAGCCCCGAAATCTAAACTATCACTAAGTTTATTCTTGTTCTCGTGCTTGGCAAGCTTCTTAGTCATCAAAGTCTGAACACGTTTAGCATCAGATCTTTTACGCTTTACCGCAGCTATTGCTTTATCTTTTCTAGTCTTAGGCTTTCTCTTCTTGTTAGCCTTATCTAGTGCAGCAATACGAGGACTGTCTGGCCTATTGGCTCTCCAAACAAGTAATACGCCTTGGTGAGATATCTTGCGCTGGGCTTTCTCTGTTAGCCACTCAGCTACCTTACGAGTGCTATGCCCATTTTCAAGATAATCCATAGCCTCTTCAATAAAAGGTATTAAGGTTTCATCAGGTTCTATTACAAGCGGATCGTCTTTGTTAGCTTTATAGCCATACTGTATCCGTGCAGTAGCATTTGGCCTAGTCTTGTTAACCCACGTCATCAACAGCCTTTGGTGGCAGGATGAATATGCCACCGCCTTTATTGGTGACCTCTACTTGTTCTTTCTTAACCAAGCCAGTTCGATCTAATATCTGCACAGCCGCAGCTATAGAATTACGAGCGCCCATAGCACTTGGATCATCTAAGACATCAACAATACCAAAAGCAGCTTTAGGAGCATTCATGGCAAGCATTTCTTCTGCTGCTTTGATGATCTCTTTGTTAAGACTTCTAACAACTTCACTAATCTTAGTGGTCTTAGCATATCCTGCTATATCCATAGCTGTACGGATGTTGCCTTTGGCTTCACCCATTAGAGCATCTAAGAATAATAGCTGTTTATCAGTATATACTTTTGCTTCATCAACCATAATTATTTTTTCTTTTCATTCTTTTTTGCAATAGTATGTGCAGCATTAAAAGATTTACCTGCTTTCATAGCAGTACGCATATCTTTCATATGCTTTGCAGTATGATGTTTCTTATGCTCTGCCATTTTTGCTTCTTGAGCCTTAGTAAGTTTAGTCATGTTTTTTTCGCCTTTTTCTTTTTAGGCCAACCAGCCTTCATATCAGCATAAGCTTTTGGGCTAACGGTAGACTTTTTCTTGCTACGGCTAGTTCCTGCTTTTTTACGAGCGTTCATGTTTTTAACTAGGGACATGTAATTCTCTCTTATTTTCTACTTCTTGTATTCTTTCGCCGATCCATTTCATCACTGGAACAGCCATTGAATTTCCCATTGCCTTGTATCGATGTCCGTTGGGGCAATCTTCTGGTTCTTTGCCACGCCAAGATATTTGCGTATAATCGTCAGGGAAACCTTGTAATCGTTCACATTCTCTTGGGGTCATTCTTCTGACTGTATGAGCTACAGAAGGCTGAATAAAATCCCCACCTTGGTTTCCACCTACTGGGCCATTTGCCATTAACGGTTGTGAAACCTCGGTAACTCTAGCCTTATAATCTTTACCACTATTCATTGGCATTATTGACCATGCTGTAGGTTTACCAGGAACAAACAAGGCCGCACCTGAGTTGATGTGCTGATTTTCTAATCCCATCTTATCGCCATAATTAGCGTCTAAGGTAGAAGCAACTTCAGCAGGCCATTGCTGTTTTTCAGAAGACGCTACTATCGGCATATTACCACCACCAGTTCCGTACTTAGCTGTAACAGTAGAACATACTTCTGGCAGCTCTTTTACCCGACTGTCTTGTGCATGATGCTCGTAAGCAACTGCCTGTACGCCTTTATAGTCAGTAGAGGTTAGAGTTGATGCAACGTCTTTACCTAATGTTAAAGCAAGAGATCGTGGTGCAATTGATATAGCAGGAACTTTACTTGTATCCAATGTAGGAGAAATATCCTTAGAAATACTAGCACCTTGGCTTGCGCTGTTTTGCGCCCCAAAAACTATAGCATCTGCTTCTACTCTACTGTTTCCTGTGCGACTGTAAGGAGGGCCTGTTCCAACTGTTGGGGCAACTTTTTGCCTCTTTTCTCGGCTCGGCGCAGGATGCCCAGACAAGCTTTCGGACTCAAATAAAACACTTGCGGCACTTCGCCAATCTCCAAGACATCCGACAACGAACACACGTCTGCGTCTTTGGGGAACTCCGAAGTATTGAGCGTCCAACACTCTGTAGGCGAACCCATACCCGATTTTCCCCAACGCCGTGATGAAGGTTCCAAAATCTCGTCCGCCGTTAGATGACAAGACTCCGGGTACATTTTCCCAGACAATCCATTTGGGCTTAAATCGTTCAGCCATTGCAAGATAGGTGAGCATAAGGTTGCCTCTTGGGTCCGATAATCCTTTTCTAAGTCCTGCAACGCTGAAGCTCTGGCATGGTGTCCCGCCAACGAGAAGCTCAATTGTTTTGTCATTATTCCATTCCTTAAAGTTTGTCATGTCTCCATGATTTGGTATTTCGGGGTAGTGATGTTGCAATACAGCACTTGGAAATGTATCAATCTCGCTAAACCATTGCGGTTCAAAGCCTAAATCGTGCCAAGCTACTGTAGCAGCTTCAACGCCAGAACATACTGAACCATATTTTAATTTAAAATTTTTATCACCCATTTTTAATATCTAACCGCTTCATCCAATTAACCAAAACCTGATAGCTCTTTAAGCCGAGCAAATCTGCGGCTTCGTACAGCGTCTTGCTGTTGCTTATAGCTCTTGAAATGTAATCACGTTTTAAATTATCAACCGCTGCGGTGACATCAAAGTCCTCTTCGAACTGATCCAAGGGTAAATACCCTTGAACCTCGTCCTTTAAGCTTTCCAAATCGGATTGCGTCTTGATGTCCTTTAATCTCTCAAGGATATGCCTAAATGTAGGGCGTTGAGACGTATCAATCGTTATAGGTTTGCTCCATTTAGCCATTACCAATCCTTTCCAAATACTTTTGCAAACACGTCATTAAGCATACGTTGAAGCTCTAAATCTTTTTCAGACATTACAATATTTTCCCTACCATAGTACCAATCCAGAACACACCACAAATCGCACCAACCCAGATAACCCACGTAAGCTTGGCTATGGTTTTTTCCATATTATTCTGCTTAATAATCTCTACTCTACGCTTAGAAATGTTATACTGAAACTCATTATCAACCATAGCGTCAAGCCTAAGGTCTAATTTTGGAAGTTTGTAAGGTTTTTTGTAAGGTTTAGAATTTATTAACTGCGAAGGATCATCGACTTTAACTCCTGCGCCCTTTATCGCTGTCCTTAGCTTAGACATTTTTAAATCAATAGCTTTTTCAGATCGTTGAAGGTAAGCACCAATTTCGCTATTATTAAAGCCTTGGGATTTAAATTGAAGCAAATCTTGAATTTCCTTAGCAGTCCATTTTTTGTTGCTTCTTTTATCTTGTAATTTCTTAATCATTTGTTTCTCCATTTCGGGTTTGTTTAGTTTTGATCTATTTCAGTTGGTTCTTTTTCAATACTATCGTATGCGTCCTGCGCCCATTCGGGGAAGCCATACTCTTGGTCGCTTGGGTCAAGCAGGTGTAGAGCCACAAAGTATGCAGCCTCATCGGTCTGATCCTCAAATGTGTTGGTATCTCGATCAAGGCGTAAAACTCGGATTGATTCATCATCTTTGCAATGATCGTACGCCAAGTGGCAGGCATCCTCAAAGTTTTCGGGTAGCTCTTCAGATATACATAAATTTCTATAAATAACCTTTTGCTTGTCGTACCCAAAAGAACCAGTTGAGGTGATAAGCCATTGATATGATTGCGTCATTTTATTACCTTTCTTTGCTAGACCTAATACATAACATTTCTTATGATCGGGGTCAACAGTATATATAATAAAATTTATGTTCGGGTCGGATTGTAATCGGGATTTAAATCCGTTTTTCATCATCTCATAAAAAAACCCCCAACGTTGCAGTGCGAAACCTAGCCAGTCGGGGGTGTAGTTATGCGCATTGCAAAACAAAAAAAAACAATGCGATGTATTTATAATAACGTAGGAATGTGTAATCAGTCAATTAAAAAAACTACTGGTACATAAAACACAGCTATAGGTTAAAATACTACTGGTACACAAAACACCGCTGTAGGTTATGTAATCCGAATACTTGTTCGGGTTATAAATTAGACAATAAAAAACCCCACATTTCTGCGGGGTCATTTTAATTATGTTATTTGAAGATAAATAGAAACAAGCCCAACAAAAACAATAAAAGCAGTTATAACCATCATAAAAGTATTTTTTCTGCGCTGCTTTCGGGATGCTCTCTCTCGTGCAATCCATTTGTTCGCACGATTTTTATTATTTATATCAGGTTTAAACAAAATATTATCATTATTGCTAATTTCTATTTCACCTCTGGCAAGCGCGGCATCAATAACCTCGTTAAAAGTTTCAGTTCTTCCATATGGTATTTCGTGTTGGTATATGTGATTAACTACAGATGAAGGTGTACGCTTCAAAGCCCTAGCGATTTCTTTGGTTGCTACTCTAGCTTCGCGCATCAATACCAGTTCTGCATGATCTGCCATGCTCCATTTTTTATATGTTTGTTTAGTCATTTACTTTCTCCTTGCTTTTCTTGCAATTTCTTTGGGCAGCAAAATAATGCCCCCGTTTATATTTGTTTGTTGAATAAACTTCATGCTACTAGATCCCTTGCATCTGCTTTTGCGTGGCGTAAGTGCCAATCATCAAGGCCAAAATCCTTGTAGCCTTCCTCAATCATGCGATAGTATCCATTATTTGGCAAATGCGTTCGGGTTTGGTCAACCATCTCGTAAATAATCCAAGCGCCGTTTAACTTGCGACGATTGTAAAAATGAGGGTAGCCTTCCAGTTGATCAAGCGCACGTAAACAATCGGGCGTAATTTCCCACAGTACAACAGGTAAAACGCTTTCTGTATCTTCCACAAAGTCAGCAACGCCGCGAAATACTAGCCTATGATCAGGCAGGTAAAACGCGCCCATAGGTTTTGCTTTAGGACAGCGAGCCGCCATTGCATCGCGGTTGGTATTCATTCCATATGCCATATAAAACATTATTCGTCCTCCTTGGTCAGAACGCTTTCAACATCTGCAACAAATTTAGCAATTAAAGAAACGCTTTCTTCGTGGTATCTGCGTCCCATGCTAATTAACATTTCAGCATCATCTTCTGTTAATCCATGCTCATCAGCAAAAGCCGAAATGCTAATAAAGTTATTCACCCAATCAAGAAACAAAAGCCTAAGACAGTTTTTTGCACCTAGTTCCATTATGCTGCTCCTAGTGCTTCTGCAATTTCATCAATTGATTTGGTTGTAGTTAATTTGGGCGCTTTTCTTGTTACTGTAAAATCATAAACAGGTTTTGCGTCTACAAATACCATGCCATCTTCTGTATGACCGCCAATAAATTGACCATCCCAGTTGAGCTTTTCAGCAAGACACTTCGCGGCTACAATATAATTGTCTTCAGAATTTAACGCGTGGTCATAACGCATGATAATACTTGTGTAATTGCCAGAATGTGTGGCCTTAATTCTTGGACCTTGATTTCGGGTTGCTCCAAGATATTTTGTTTTAATCGTCTGCATTTTATTTCTCCGTTTGCTAGAATTGTCCCATGTATACCTATACTGATTAGTACAGTCAAGCAAAAAGATAAGAAAAGTTATGTATTGATTTTAAACGATATTCTACGTCAACTTATTTCACGTCAAAAGTTGATGTAGTTGACGTTGATGTGGAATTGTATTTGTTTTCAATGGTTTAGGTTGTTTACGTCAACTACGTCAACTTTGCGTTTTGACGTAGAAAATCGTTTAATATCAATAGGTTATTTTACGTCAACTACGTCAACCCCCTTATAGGGGGGTATATACAGTCCCCCCCTTGATGTAATTAATAATCTTAGAAAAATTGTTCAAGTATGGGAAGTATTGGTTTATTATGGGCTTGTTATCTTTTGTTGTTCGGGTTATGTTTTAGAGGTGATGTAAGCTAAAAGGTTTCTAAATGCCAAAGGTTGGAGAACAGATTGAAAAAGGCGGACGTAGGTTGCAGCCGCAACAACAAAAGTTTTTAGATAATTATATACATAAAGATATGACTCAGACAGGAGCCGCCAGATCAGCAGGATATAAATCCCCAAACGTTAGAGCCGTCCAGCTTCTCAATAACCCAGTCGTAAAAGAACGCATGGAAGAAATGAGACAGGAACTCGAAAGCAAGTATGGGGTCTCAGTGACCAAATCTGTTCGGGATATGCAAAGGCTTAGAGATGAAGCGTGGGAAGCAGGAAACTTTGGAGCCGCTATTAAAGCCGAAGAACTTCGCCTCAAGGTAACAGGTCTTATGGTAGCCCGTAGCCACGTAACACACGAAAACGTTGATGCCCTAACCCGTGATCAAATCGTTCAACAGCTACAGGAATTTATGACTCGTGCTAAAGATCGAATGATTGATGTAACACCTGAAGAAAATCCCATAGAACCCGAACAAATCGACATAACTTACGATAGCGAAAGCCTTGTCGAATAAGCTCTGCGCTATGCGCGGGCGGGCTTACGGGGTCTTAGACTCCCAGAAACACATCTCCCAGCAGCTTTACAAACTTATTCGGGTTCGGGTTAGCAAACATGTTCGGGTTGCACTCAGAAGCCTTTAAAATCCTTCTATCAAAAATGAAAGATTCGGGCTGCCATCACTTTGTCTGGACCGTAACCCGACAAATTGTTCGGGTTGCACCAGTTGTAACAGCAGCACCTGCCAAGCTGCCGGGGTCGGGATTTAGATTCGCAACCGGGGAAAACAAACCGAAGAATTGTTCGGGTTACCTATAGCAGTGTTATTGCAGCCAGTAGTTTTTTCCGGCAGCGCAGCGCGGGATGACAAATCGCACAATTGTTCGGGTTATTCGGGGTGCAGCTGAGTCAGCAGCAACAAGATGACTCGCTGCCCTCAGCAGCAGAAAGTTAGAATCAGAAAACGCAGCCGCAGCAAGCAGCACAACTCGCACAATTGTTCGGGTTACACCCAGACCCTCAGCAGCGCAGCGGCAGCACGCAGCAAATCCTGAAAATTTTTGGCAGCGCAGCACGCAGCGCGTGAGCAGCAACAACCCAAACAATTGTTCGGGTTAGCCCGGCAGGACCGCAGCCGAATCTTTTTTTATTTTTCTTGTTGACATATATATAAGTGTGGGATAATGTGGGATTATTCTAGCAAACAGGAGAAAACAAAATGAAATATTGGGAAGTAGAACATAACGGAGAACACCTTCGGATTGAATGGAACGGAACAAGCAATTTTAACCTTCAGACACCTATTGGAGGGCAGTGGGTCGATTACCATTGCTTTACTTGTTACGGGATCGACAGCGAACAGGAAGCACTCGAACACGCAATGGAAGTATTAGAACAGGATAAGGCGGCATGAAATATTCAGTAATTACAAGCCCGCAAAGTTTACATAGTCGCAATAGATATACTGTTAAATGCTTTAACAGCTCAAACGCTATGAACGTTTTTTTAAATAAACAATATGATAATAAATGGAGTGTAACAGAATATCCTTTTAAAAAGTCTGGCACTTACTTCTCACAATATAGCGCAAAAGACGGCCAACAGTATCACGATATAAAAGAATTAATCTGTTAAAATCTAACCTGACCCTTCGGGGTCGGGCTTTCGGGTTCGGGGTTCGGGGTTCGGGGTTCGGGGTTCGGGGTTATATATACTATATAAATATACATATATATACATACACATATACATACACACATATGCGCGTTCCTTATAATTAAAAAATCAAACTGATTTTGTTTATTTTACCTATAGCGGTGTTATTAAAACCCGTGGTTTTTTAATAACACGAACAACTGTGAAGCTTATTCCCACATAATCCCACTTTTTCCCTTGTATACATGATAAAAAAAGACTAGATTAATTTTAGTGGGGGGGTTTTCCCGTCACATTCTAGCAAAAAAGGTAACAAAAACAATGACTTACACAGAAACAAGAACACAAAGGCCACTAGGCAAAAGAACAAAAACAATATTCTTAATGATAGCAAAAAAGAATGGTGCTACTGAATTAGAATTGGCAAATGCTACTGGTCAAAGTGAAATGCGCGTTCGTGCTACAATTTCCGAATTGCGTAAAATATGGAATGGTATTTACACAATTCATGTTCAATCAATTGGTGCGACTACATACGGCAACGCATCTGAAATTCGTTATACATTAAAGCATGAGGCAATATTATGATTTACAATTTTTCAGGCGGCGTAGAACTAGAGGTAATACTAGAAAGAAACACATCAATTCCAGATGTTCAGTCAGAATTCAATCGACGAAATATAAAAGGCTGGCACTTAAAAGTCGATGGAAGCGTGCGCAATGGTATGGAAGCGGCTTCAATGCCTTTTGCAGATTGTCAAACAGCACGCGATAGCATTGCAGATGTATGCGATGCACTAAATCATATGGGATGCACTATAGACGTAAAGTGCGGTTTACATGTTCACATAGGTAACGCGCCATTGAACGACAATGTTTCACCAGATCAATATACAAGAGACAGTATAGAAAAAATGTCGCGCACTGGTAGAGTTCATTTAGATCACGCCGAACCTTTTGACGATGCTGTAATAAGAGATATCGCGATACGCTACACGCAATCAGCATCGCTTCCTAATGGCATCAACGCGATGCTGTCACCATCACGCCGCAACAATAAATGGGCAAGGCTTACACCAGTTGCAAGGCTTCAAGAATGTACCACGATTAAAGAAATGGAAATTGCTAGCCAAATTGGCAGAACAACATATTGCAGAAAGTATTCTGCAATAAACTTTAAAGCGTGGTCAGAAAGAGGAACAATAGAATTCAGACAGCATCAAGGTTCAATAGAAGTAGAAAAGATTTGGAACTGGTTTTTATTCATAACAGATTTATATAAGCAAACGTTAAATAATCGCTTTAGTTCTGGAACACAAACAACTGTTACAGATACACCAGCAATAGCGCCATTTCGTGCTGGTGGACGCATTATAGATCAATACAATTTAATGAGACAGGTTGGCGGCGCTACCACCAGAGATATCATGTTGATCACTGGATGTTCAGAAACCAGCGCTAGGCGCGGCGCTACTGAAATACGAGACCGATTAGAACGTAACGGCTTCCCGCGATCCGCTGTCATTCAGCATGACCAGATAAGCAATGGCCACCAATATGGTGATGGTACTGACTTAAATGGTTATGAAATCGCGTTGCAAGTTACAGTGCAAGCAACTGGCGCGGCGTTGATACCAGATAACCAAATTGGCAACGCGTCGATATGGGCTGGCGTATCAGACGATCAATACGCATGGTGGCAGAATAGAATAGCTGAGCATGCTTTACGCGGCTAGCGCGTCCCACAATGTACCAACGGAGCCCACCTAGTGTGGGCTTCTTGCGTTTCCAAGGTACCCTAGCTAACACGAACAAATGTGGCTAAATCGGGCTTATTTGCCCTATGACCCCCTTTTTTTAGTATCGGTCTATCAGGCTGAGACTTACACAGTGTTTCGCTCAAACAGTTACCTCAAAAAATTTTTTTCAAAAAAACCCATTGACGCCTCCCTTATCTTCCCATACGCTATCACATGAAATGGAAAAGGAGAGAGTTATGCATTTTGACAGTGAGTACCCATTTGGCAGTCCCGTTGAGTTTGATGGCAGAGATGGCTATAAAAGTATTAAATGCCCCAAGTGTGAGGGTGAAAATATGCACATAAATAGTATGTTTAAAACGCCTTACCCAGATGATAAAGTTGCGATTCGTCTATCTTGTGAAATTTGTCCTGAGCTTTCTGATCTTGTGATCAATAGCCATAAGGGTTTTCTTTACTTAGGATTTTCTGCAAGTAAAATAAATGATGAAGACTTAGCGCCTAGCTGGGTTAAGGTTAGTTCCTAGATGCCTGAGTACAATCTTAAATATGGTGATGAATTTAAATTCTTTGCGCAGACTCCTTCTGAGGTTGTTCCTGTGATGCAGGAGCGCAGGAGAAGTGGCGATAATGAGCATTCGTTTATGCACCGTTCTGCGATGGAGATGTGTGAGTGGAATGGTAAGAATTATTATTTTCATAGCCGTGAAGCGTTTGCTGATAGTATGATGAAGAATGGTTTGCTTGAGGTTGTTGATTAAATATTAATTTGTTGCTATTGTTTAAAAAACTTTTGGAGATATTGATATGGTAGCAGTTATGCCAATGGGTGGTCAGCCGCCAATGGGTGGTCAACCTCCAAGTGGTCAGCCTATGGGTCAACCTAACAATAATCCTTTTATGGGCGGCCCACCTCCGGGAATGGGTACTCCTCCAAATAACGCTATGGGTGGACCGCCAATGGCTAATCCCAACATGCCTCCACCACCGATGGGTTCTCCTGCGCAACCGAATGCTTTATCTACACAGATAAACGGTTTTGGCGGCAGTGCTTCTGGTCGTCTTAAATTCAAGAACGCTTTAGGTACTAGAAAAAATAATTTTTTACAGTCTCAGCAACGTCAGGCTCAAATGCAGCCACCTATGCAGCCACCTATGCAACAGCCTATAGCGCCTATTGGTCGTATGGTTGGCAATGATGCTTCTGTTGGTAGCAATCCTGTTCCTATGATGAATGGCGGTGTTGTTCCTTTATTTAATGGAATAGGCCGTTACTGATGACTCATCAGTCTGATTATGTAGATTGCGTAAATTTGTGGACAACTATTTCTCCCTATTCTGAATTTCCATCACAAACTATAAATTGGCGTTTAGCTCCTGCTATTGAGAGTGGTCAGTACAAAGTTTGGCACCGTGAGAATGGTTTAATTGCTGGCTTTGTTACTTGGGCATGGATGATGGATGAAGAGTTTAAAACAGGAAACTATTGCGGCCCTGACATTTTTGAGCGAGAAATGGGTGACAAATTAGTTTTTGTTGATATGATTGCGCCTAATGGCATTTCTGATGTAGTAAGATTTTGTAGGGAACTTAAACAATTTTTTAAAGTTAAGTTTCCTGAAGTAAAAAAAGTTTGGTCACACCGTGGCCCACGCACTGGCGTGTATCCAAATAAAGGCGGCTAAAGCATGAACCACATAATGTTTTCATTTTTAAAACCTCAAATTTGTTTCGGTGAATCTACTGGCGGTGGCGGCGATGGAGGTGGCGGCGGCGGCGCAGGAAGTAGCTACGGGGATGTGAATGCTGGTGGTGGCGCGGCAACGAGTGCGGGACAAGCACGAGCGGCTCAATTAAGAGATGAAGCAAATGCCCAACGAGATGCGCAAGAGCGTTCAGATGATTACACGCCTACGTCTGCTGAGTTAAATGCGCAGCTTGCTGATTTAGGCGCGACGAATATGACGGATGATTATTCGATAGTTGATTACAGTACGACTGCGAGTGGAAATCCGTTTGAGCGAGAGGGTGATAATCAGAATAGTTTAAGCCAAGCTGTTACAAATCAGCTAGGTGGAGACACGAGTTATGATAACATAACAGGTACAGATGCTTATCAGCTTAATAGGATTTCTCCACAAAACATAGATGCAAATATATTAAACCCACCTCCGCCGCCTGAAAGTGACATTGTTGAAAGTATTTCTATTCGAGAAGCTCCAGATTCATTTATGGCTCCTTTCAATGATCCTATTGGTGGTGGCTTAGACGCTGGACCTTTTGATGTTTTTGGTCAAGATATTTACAAACCTACTCCGCCTGTAACTTATAACAGTGAACTTGATAACTCTAATTACAATGAATTTGTTGATACGGCTAGGTATTCTGGTAATGAATCAGGCACATATCCAGAAGCAGGTTCTATGGATTCTATAGCATCTAATTTCAATGACGAAATTCCAAATGACTTTGCTAACTTTACAACACCGGGTAATGACTCAGGAACTATTTCTAATACGAATTCTATAGCATCTAATTTCTATGATGATAATTTCCAGACATACCCAATAAATGATATATTAGCTGGTGAAGAGTTTACCACTAGCGCCGCTAATGTTCCTCCAGCTCCCCCCGGAGATGAAATGGATTTCGTCCCAAGGCAAGGTCCATTTCAAGCTGTTCCTTATTCTCCCGGAGATGAAATGGATTTTGTTGATAGGCAAGGACCTGTTCAAGCTGCTCCTCCAGCTCCTCCCGGAGATGAAATGGATTTCGTTCCAAGGCAAGGACCTTCTCCTTCACAATATGATCCTATTAATGATCTAGTGCCCGGTGAAGTTAGAGAATTTGCACCTTCAATTAGCATGGAAAGAGATTTATTAGGTGCACTTACACCTCAGCGCGATCCAATAGATGATATATTAGCTGGTGAAGTTAGAGAATTTGCACCTTCAATTAGCGTGGAAAGAGATTTATTAGGTGCACTTACACCTAGTGGTATGGATGGTCCACAGGGTATTGGTTCAGTTAGCATGGAAAGAGATTTATTAGGCAAACCTGCACCTGATGCAATGTCTGCTGGTCAAGCTGGAGCGTTAGAAGATTCATTAAATATGGAAATTATCGCAGATGGCCAAGGCCAAGCAATTAGAGGTAATGAAAATCAAGAATTGTTTAAAGAACTTGGAATTTCTAATCCATTATCTTTATCTGACCAGCCTTATAATTTTGATCAAATTCAAAATCGCAGATATGGTGGATTTGACACAGCTCCATATGAAATTTCAAAATTAGCTTTGGGTGAATTAAATGAACAAGTTGATATTGATCAAGGATTTACAAGCATACCAACTGAAAAAGAAATTTTAAACAAAAAAAATACCTTTATTGAAGGCGAAGGTAATCCGATTGATATTAATCCAGAAGGTTTTACCAGTGAAAGTCTTCTTGATTCAGCTTACGAAAAGGCTAATTCTGGTAGAACATCTGAACTAACTACTGCGGAACAGGCCGTATTGTTTGGACAACGTGGTCAACAGCTTAACCCAGCAGAGATGACGCAACTTGCTCAAGTATATCAGAACACTGGCAAGATTCCAATGACTAAAGAATTTCAAGATTCAATTATTAAATCTATGAGAGACCCTGAATCTATTTCTGAAACTATTGATGGTAATATTTCTAAAACTATTGGTGGTAAGCGTAATACTAGGGGTGCTACAGATGCTGAAATAGAAGCTTACAAAAAAGCTAATCCAATTGGTCAAGACATTAATCCAAATTGGAAACCTTTTGAAGAACTAACGGGACCAGAGAAGTTTGGAAGAGGTGTACAGAACATTATTACATTTCTTATTAAAAACGCTACATCCGGTATTATTGACTTTGATAAAATGAATAAAAACTTTTCAGATAAATACCTTTCTGCTTATCAAGACCCCGGTCAAACTGGTGGACAATTTCTTTATGGAAGCGAAACTAACGATGACATTACTAATGACGAAAACTTTGATAGGCTTGTAGAACTTAGCGGTACGGAAAGAGGCGCTGAACCTATTTTAGAAGGAGTTATGGGTTCTGATGGTGAACTTGTAAGAGGGTACGATAGATATAAAAACACTATAGATGGTGTCGAAAAAGTTGTAGACGAAGGTCTACAAGACGATATAAATGTATGCCCACCGGGTTTTTATTATGATCGTGTAGTTGAATCATGTATGCCTATTGAATCACTTACTGATGATACAGAAGCTGGAGATGGCCCACCAAATACTATTAGGCCACGTCCACCAAGTACACCAAGACCGCCTACTACAAATCCAACACGTCCGCCCGTTTCTCAACCAATTTCAGGTGGCGTAACTATTCGTAAGCCTAAATTTTTTCGAGATGGCGGATCAGTAACACCTAATATTGATAGTTTCTTTAGCGGAATGGGAAGATAAAATGGCAAAACTAACGGCACGACAAGAAGCGACGATGAAAAAGCACAAGGTTCATCATACTGCAAAGCATATGAAGGACATGAGAAGCGCAATGGAATCTGGAAAGACTTTTACGCAGGCTCACATCATTGCAAAGAAAAAGCAAAAAGATAAAAAGTAATGGATAATCTTGGCAGTTTTTCGGAGTATCTAACTGACGAAGAGTTAGCCAAGGTTGCTCCAATGCTTGAGCGTTTAACTACGCTAGACAAACGTGCTCAAAAACAGAACGACTATATGAGCTTTGTAAAGCACGTTTGGCCTCAATTCATTGAAGGCAGACACCACAAGATTTACGCTGAAAAGCTACAAGCCGTTGCAGATGGTAAGTTAAAAAGATTAATTATTAACATGCCACCTCGTCATACAAAGTCTGAGTTTGCAAGTTATTTGTTTCCAACTTGGTTAATGGGCAGAAGACCTGACCTAAAAATTATTCAAGCAACGCACACGGCAGAACTTGCTGTTGGTTTTGGTCGTAAAATAAAAAACCTTATTGAGAGCGAAGACTTCAAGGATGTATTTCCTGAAGTTAGCTTGGCTGCTGATGCGAAGGCCAGCGGACGTTGGAGTACAAACAAAGGTGGCGAATACTACGCTGTTGGTGTTGGAGGTGCTTTGGCTGGTCGTGGTGCGGACTTGGCTATTATTGATGACCCTGTATCTGAGCAAGATGCTTTAAGTGCGACTGCTTTGGATAACATATACGAATGGTATACATCTGGCCCAAGACAACGTTTACAGCCCGGTGGCGCGATTATTATCGTTATGACACGTTGGTCTATTCGTGATTTGACTGCTAAGGTTTTAGCAAAACAAAGTGAAAAAGGTGCTGATAAGTGGGAGATTGTAGAGTTCCCTGCTATTATGCCATCTGGCGAATCATTATGGCCTGAATACTGGGCTTTAGAAGAACTAGAAGGCGTTAAGGCTTCTATTCCTGTTGCCAAATGGAATGCGCAGTACATGCAGAACCCTACTGCTGAAGAGGGTGCAATCATTAAACGTGAATGGTGGAAAGTCTGGGATAAGGACGATCCGCCTTCGTGTAGTTATATTATTCAAAGTTATGATACCGCGTTTAGTAAAAGCGACAGGGCTGACTATAGTGCTATAACAACATGGGGTATTTTTACCGATGAGCAGACGCACCAAGAGCATATTATATTATTGGATGCTGAACGTGGTCGCTGGGAGTTTCCAGAATTAAAAGCTGAAGCTTTGGAGTCATATAAGCTTTATGATCCTGATATGGTTTTGATAGAGCAGAAG